TCCGGCTGTGTGTGCTCCTGCTACATCTAATACATTGCCTNCTACACTACCTTGTGGTGTACTTAAATTAGGTAATTGTATTTGGAATGCTTCAAACTGTCCTTGTTGACTTGCTAAAAAACCCATTACCTTTTTGTGTTCTGCTACAGTCATGGGCGGTGTTTGTACTGTAAAACTAAAGTACTGTGCTCCTTGGCTTTTTGCTTGTCTTCTACCACTTACTGACACACTAATCAAATTTGGTTGATTGTTTTTAAAATCTAATCCAATTAATCCTTGTGTATTTGGAAATGTTCCTGACATAATTTCTCCTTAAAAGGCTGGTCTGTTGCCTCGTTCCTGTGTTGCNTGTCTAATCATATTTACTATCATTGGTTTTCTCTGTACAATTAATTCGTCAACACTTTTAGCATCAGTTGCCGTAATGTTAAAATTAATTGTTTGTCCTTTACCAACCATGCCTTCGTTTGCTGTAATTCTTCCTGTTGCTCCTGGAGTAAACAGTTCTGGTCCGTTTTCACCAACTATGTAACTATCGTTGTTACTAACTGGTCCACCAAATCTTCTTCCTGAATATTGTTGACTAGCAATAGCACCAATTTGTACAGCACCAGCGGCTCCAATTAATCCTGCTATTGCTAGGTTGAATGGGAACGGTACTGTTGCTAAAGCACTTGTAACACCTCTAGCAGTATTCATTATTGCCATCGATATGTTTAATGCTTTTTGTATTTGGAATGCTTTTTTGTTATTTTGTGCCATTGAACTTAACACACTCATACCAGCTTGTTTAGTAAAGTCTACTAACTGGTCGTTAGTCATTTCACTTAGGTCTAATTGAGCAAACTGTCCTGATTTAAATATATTAAATTGATCAGTAACTTGACTCTTTCTAATACTTGCTACTCGTTTTTCGTGTCTTACTGTTTCTCTTTCTAAATGTTTTTGATATTCTTTATCAAAGCGAAGTCTATCACCATAATAATCTTTTAAGTCTCTTAGGGCATCCTGATGTCTTTCATCTTCTACTTCACTTTCAGTTTTTAAACTATCTATAAGATTTGTTACTCTGGATCTTAAGGCATCTTGTACTGCTTTAGTTTGTTCTTTTTCAGCCTCTATCCTGTTGTTTTTGTCTTCATCGTAAATTTTTTGTACTTCACGTGTGTACCATGCTTGTATTCTTGTCTTTGAGTCAAGTTCGGCTATTCTCATGTCTAATGCTTCATTACCAAGCAGGCCTTCTTGACTATAAAGTTCTTCAGCATCTTTCCTTCGTTTAGCATACTCCATATCAAGTGCTGTAATTCTTTTTCTTTGTCTTTCTGCTTCTGTGCTATCCGCCATATTTGAAAATCTAAGAGCCGCTTTTCTTACTTTCATTGTTTGTGCAAGAGCTTCTGCCTTTTTTCTTTCATTTTCTATTAATGGATCAATAGGTTTTTGTAGTTCAGGTTTTACAGGCTGTGCTAATATACCTGCTCTTGCGGCATCTTGTATTGCGGCTCGCTTCTCATCTAATGTTTTTTGTACTTTGTCAAGGAATGTTCGCATACTCTTTTCGTACGGGCCATATTCACTTGGATCCGGTAATCCAAAGTATTCTTCAATCCTTGGCATTACTGTGTCCATAGCATTGTCATCAATTGTATGAACAAAGTCTTCTAGGCTACTACCTAAACTCTCTAATTTGTTTTCTACACTATCTGCCCAACCATTAATTTTCGCCGCCGTACCATCTAGTCCCATGGCATCAGCAAAACTACCTATTTTTCTTGCTGTAGCAACAACGGTTTCCATAACACTATTAAATATAAATTTAATTTTGTCTATAATAAGTCCTATTGCTAGTACAATAAGTTTTCCTTTAACACCTAACATTAAAAAGCCTATAATACCTAGTGCTTTTATAGTTGGTGGTAAAGCATCTGTAACAGCAAGTATACCATTTACACCACTTTTAATTGTATTAAATACTGGTATTAAAGCATCAATAATTTTAGCACTACCTATCATAACACTTATAGCTGAATCTACTACAGCATTACCTATTTTGCTTGCCGCTACTTCNATACTACCAAAGTTTTTNGCAAGTTCAGTATTAACAACTTCTACTATTCCTTGTAAGAATTCAAATGGTTTAGCATCCATTACTTGTGTTTGGAATTGGAATATCTTATCAGATATCATGCTTAATTGACCAGTAAATGTATTGGCCATCTCAATTGAAGCACCTGCTATAGTTGTTGTTCCTTCTCTAAAGGCTGTTACAATTTGTTCTTTAGTTTCTTTTGCTGTAAATTGTACTCCTTCTTGGAAGCCTAACAGCGATTTAATACCTCTTTCTCTAAACAAGTCAGCCGCCGCTATACCACCTGACATTGCTCTTTGTAGTTGTCCTGCTGACTCTACAAATGTTAAGCCTGATGCCGCGGCAATGTCGCCTGTTATTCCTAATAATTCATTTAATTCATCTGTTGAGTCTGCTACTGTTAATAGCAATGGAGCCGCTTGGGCCATATCACGTAATTGGAAGGAACTATTAGCCGCCGCCTTACTTACAATGCCTAATGCTTTAGCACCTTCTTCAGCTGAGCCTGTAATAAATTTAAGTTGTACACCTAAATTTTGAACTTCAACTGCCGCATCTAAAAAACCTTTAGCAAGTTTAATACCGCCNACAGCCGCCGCTACACCTAGTACAAGGTTTCGCATTCTACTAAAGCCNGAATTAAGACTAGTAGCAGAATTGTTAATCTTTTTTACATCTCGATTTACTTTGCCCAAAGCCGCCGAGGCTTTATTCTTAGCAATAATATTAATATTAGTTGTTGCCATGTTTTTTACTTGCCTCCTGTTCCATTTTGAAATAGGCTAACCATAAATTTATTTCGAGGACAGAGAGCTGGAATACTTCTTCAACGGACTTGCCTAACTCTTTCGCTATTCGCATAACGAGTTGAAGGTCCCTGTCCTCTCTTAGTTTTTTTCAAGTGCCTCAAAATCAACAATGTCTGTAGCATTTATCTCACCAACAACTCTTGTTATAACTGCTGGATCCACTTCATTCATCATTGCTATTTTATCTAACCTATTAAACATTAGTTTGCCTTCTTTATCTAATGCTTTCAAAATCAATGTTTCTATTAATGCTTCAGTAATTTTACCTTTTTGTGTAAGATCAATAACTTGTGATTCTACAGCAAAACTGTTAATTGACTTAAAATAAATTTCAGTTTTCCATTCTGGAACTTTAATCTTTTTAAGTTTGCCTGATGCTTTATCGCCAAAATGTTTTTTGGCATTCTCTAATACACTCATATTTTACTCCTTGAAGTTTTTCTAATTGTTTTGTTAACTGCTTGTTTAACAAACCCTTTTGGGGCTTGTTTTTTACTATAGCCATTTTCTAAACGGCTTATATACGGTACTTTATTTTGTACAGTATCATTTGATTTTTTGTTCCAGCCTGCACTAGCTCTACCAAGTTTATAAGGTGTTTTACCTGAACCCGGTGTTGCTCGACTAGTACTTTTTAAGTTGCCAAGTAAGTTGTCAGTAAAATCATCAATGAATTTCTCAATACTTTTATCGAGATCACTAATAGTCTTATCTGGCGAACTTACTTGAACTTGGAACATTTTAATTAAGCATCGCCGTATGCTAAAGCACCGCTTACTTGTGCTGAGATAGTAGCAGTCACCATGTCATCAAAACTTGATGATATGCTGTAACCAGTAATAATAGCATTACCGCTAATTACTGTGTTAACTGGTGTAGCACTTTGAGTACTACCACTTGGGTACATTTCAAATGCTACAGCTTCAGAACCCATTAAAAATGCTGGGATATCTGTTGCTTGTCCTGACTTCTCTTGTGCTGAGTATAATACTTCAGCAGTAAAAGTTGCTGTTTCTAGTCCTGCTTTATAACTTCTAGCATTTCCAGCCGCTCCCATGCTTGTATTCTCAATCGTATCCATCGTAGAATCCATAGTAAAACTTCTGATCTCCGCTACTGCTTGTAGTGCAGAACCATCGTTTATCTTAAGAACACCCGATTTTCCTGTATATGTGGCCATTATTGGTCTCCTTTATCTGAGGTTGTAGATTTAGACTCTGCTTCTACAGATTCTATTTCTTTATTAATTGTTTCTTTAACAGGTTTCAACCTTACCGTTCCTGAATCAGTTTTTGGTTTGTTTGATTCCTGTTTTTCTTTTTTTAGCTTGTTAAGGTCAATTCCCATTATGCTTCTCCTGTTGTGTATTTGTATAATACTTGAATGTTTAGTTGTACTAAACCAATAGTTGGTTCTACATCATTGTTTACTTCTACAGTTGTTAGTTGTGTGTCCCAAGCAACTCCTCCTCTTGTTCTATCAGCATCAAGTGTTTCCTCAACTCTTTCAATTACATTATTACGTGTAATATCCATCATCTCAGGACTTGTTCTAACATAACAATTAACACCAACATTCAATACTGATTGTCGTTGTGTTGTGCCGCCTGATACACCCATGGTGTCATCTTCTCTAGTTTCATCGAGTGTTTCTACATACACACACGGATATTGAGCATTAGATAGTTGTCCTGGGTCAATAGGTGCTCTACTAACAAATACAAACTGTGGGTCTGTAGCATTTTTTAGAACAGTTACTATATTTTCCGCTATACTATTTCTAATACTCATTATCTTACTAACCTTCTACTTTCGTTGTGTACTATCTCGCTGTCTTCAAATGTGCCTGAACCATCAAAGTCATAATGTAATTCTCTAATTGCTAAATTAAATTCTTCATCAAATCTAGCCTTATAGTAATCCATCATGCTTGTAAATCTGTCGCCATCGACTTCAAATTTAGATAGTTTAGGAAATATAAAGTAAGCAAGGCAGTGATAAACACAACTTCGTTTAAGTTCTGTTGGATCTAGTTTAGTAGTATCCATATCACCTGATCTTTTAGTAATTGGTACCCACCACTGTATTCTCAGTAGACGATAAATGTCTTCTTCAGTACGGGCAATATCATCACTAAAGTCCTGGATACCATACTCAAGTATGTCTGGAACTAATTCAACTATATCCGCTTCTGTAAACAATGCCATTGTAATCTCCTAATGTTAGTGTATGTGAGGGGTAACATACCCCTCACACATAAACTAATAACTTCTAGTATTAAGCCGCATCAACAATTAAAACTGAACGACTAGCATCAATCATTTTAGCACCTTGTGCCATTGAAGCCACAACATCAAAGCCAACTGCCTCAGGTCTACGAGCAACTTCTACATTTACTCCACCTTGTGAAGCCATTCTCATTGAATCTTGTGAGAANATTGCCATTGCTGGGTTAAGTGTTGTACCTAGTACTGTGTTATTCAAGTATGAACTTACATAACATTCAACACCTGCGATGTTACCNAAGAATCCGTTTCTCATTGCTGAGTTTTGGAATTCGCCGCCAGCAAATGCTGTTGAACCAATTGCTGATAATAGGTTAGCATATTGGTTAGTAGAAACAATACCAAATAACTTGCCATTCTCACCAGCACCGCGAATAGCGGCAACGGCTGTGAAAATGTCATCTAAGTCCATAGCCTGTGGTGCACCACCTGCAATCTCTTGCCTGTTCATATCAACGAATTTAGAAGTAACTTCTTTATCTACTGCTACAGCAATAGCATTACCCATAATTCTACCCATATCAGCAGTATCGATACCACCAAGGTCTCTTAATACTGTACGAGCCGCATGTAAACTTAGGTTAATTGTATTTTTAGTGTCTGTAGGTATCAGAGTATCAAAGTCTTGTGGATTACCAGAACCGCCTGCGGCTTCTGATGTGATTGTTACTGCTGTTACCGATCCCATTACTGGAACTTGTGCTGATGCTGAACCAGCCGGTACTGTAATGTTTGGAACTATTGTTCCTGGTAAGTACAAACTGTTTTCTTGGGCTGTATAAACAGTTGCCGCTTTAACAGGTACTACCATTGCATCCAGGTTTAAACCTGAACCGTATAGTGAATTTGCCATAATATTTCTCCTTAAGGCTTGTTAATTTAAATTATAGTTTACCCAATCGCTTGGCTTCGCTATAAATTGCTCTGTGATCCGGATTATTCATATCCATTTCAGATAGATTAAGTCCAGTCACTTTGCTAGAAGTAACATTACTTCTAGTGTCTGTGCCTCCGGGAGTAGCGGATGCGAAATGCGGGTTGGCTTTCATAAAGTCACCTACAAGTTCAGAAATCTCTAATGGTTCACCTTTATCATTATACCTTGCTTGTCCAGTTGTAGCATCAACTACCTCAGCTTGTCCTGTATCACTTAATCTAACTTGATCTTGTAATAACCTTGTAACCTGCTCGGGGTTGATTGCTTTAAATTGACTAGCGGCACTAATAACGGCACCATCTACTTTGACCTTGTGTAATTCTTGCTTCATAGCACTAATTTCACTGTCTTTTTTGCTAACGGTTTCTTTCAAAATTTCTTCGAATTGGCCTTTAGCCTTTCTGGCCTCCAGTTGTTTGTGTTCCTCTACTTCTACAAGTTCTTTGTAGTGTACAGGGTCCACACCAGCATACTTTCGTTCTAAGGCTGATCGCTGTTTTTTCAACCTATCTTCAACTATTTTATCTAGTTGTTCTTGAGAAAAGTTTTTTGAAACAATTTCCTCTGTAACCACTGTTTCAGCCTCTGCTGTGGATGTGTTTTCCATTACCTGAGTTTCGTCAGTCATATAGTTCTCCTACTATTGTTATTTATGTTTTGCTACAAATATCTGTAAATCATGCCTTGTTAAGTCCATATTATACTCTTTTTGTAACATTTGTACTAGTTCTTCTTTTTCTAATTTGTCTCTATACTCTTTAAGTAATAAAACACCATTAGGTTTTAGTTTTTTTAGCAACAAAGGAATATATTGTTTTATATTTCTATTTGCTAGTTTTATAGCATCATACTGCTTTGGTAAAGTTTCTAACACTTGTGTAATACTTATATTATCTGTATTTTTCCAGTTAACATTCCGTATCGGGCCGTACTGTTTTTGTTGTCTATAACATTGCTGTTTACACAACTCAATATAACTTGTGTCCTGTTCATACACATCTATGTTCTGTGCTATATTGCTTAACCATGCTGTACTACGACCCATATCGCTACCAATCTCACACAACGATTGTACATTTAAATTTGACTTTGCAAAATGTTTATAAGCAGAGTCTTTGTCTTTTATTGTGTAACCTGGGTTTTGTCTTTTAAAATAAACCCAACACGGTCTAACTGTTACAGCACTTTTTCCTTGTCGTTGTAATACTATGCTGGTTGATTCTACATATTCCATTGATTTTCTCTATTATTAATTGATTGTTTCTCATACTAGTTCTCTTGGTCTACTAGAGACTGTTTTGCTACTTGTATATCTTCTTGTGTTATTTCAGGATGTAATGCTAACATTTGTTCATCTGTGTATCCTTCCATAATCATGGATTGAATATGCTCTGTTCTGTTAGCGGGTGTCGTTACATTATGTTCTAATGTCTGTGCCTCCAACACTTGTTTTCTTTCGTCATCGTCTTCAATTAACACTTCAGCAACTATATTATCCATTGCTTTAAGAAGTTTAGGATTAGTAATACCACCTTCTTTAGCAAGTTTAATATTTTGTAAAGTAACTGTTTGGTCTCTAGTATCAAATGTATCAGGATAAATTACATCACCTGTCCATTCAGTACCTTCCCACATGCCAAATAAACTCCATAACTGTTCTTCACAATGAGATAAATTATTTGCTTTTTCACTTAACTTTTGGGAAAGTATTCTAGATTCAACAAGCATAGCAACACCTGACATAGCAGTTCTTGTGCCACGTGCTGTTTCTAAGTGTGCCATTCTTTCAATAGCACTTATTTTATTTTTGATACTGTCTAATATACTTGTTACTCCGCTACCGTCTGCTTGTAACAAATATGGTTTCATACCTGGATCTAAGTTCTCGTCCATAGTAATAACCGCTCCTGCTCCAGCACTTAATTCTGTGCCTGCTGTTGCTACAATACTAGGATGTCCACTTAATCTTATTTGTTGTTCTACTTCACTTAGTTCTGCATATATTGCTCTCTGTTGATCAGCAATATCATCAATGTCACTAATACCAATTGCTCTAATTGGAGAACGACTTGTATAGGCAAGAAATGCTGGTACAACACCTAATGGGTTTTGGTACTCTTGCATAAGGTATTCTTTACCTGTGTCAATTTCTACTTTTTTAACTTCAACATAGTCTTTGTAAAAACATTTAATAATAGCATATTCATCACTTAATATTTCTTCTAATAGAGTCAGCCGGGCAAGTTGATATACTCCATTTTCTTGTCTTTCGTAATGCCAGTCAATAACATTTTCTGGTGAATACATTGACACATATGGTCTAATGTTTTTTGCTTGTTGGTCTGCTAGTGTTACTACAGGTGTACTTGGTTTGTCTACAACACACCATACAGCACCGTATACACTTGAGTATATACTAACCTCTCTCATAAATGAGTCAAAACTACGACCTTCTAGGTCACAGTCTTTTAAGAACTTGCCAACTGTTTCTGGATTAAGTCCTGTTATGTCTCTTTTAATTGGTTGTGAGTAAATGAAACTTGTATAAGTGTGTACAACATTCTTACACAAATTATCTAAAGGTGTACTTTCTAACCGTTGCCCGTATTGGCCTTCTGTTTCTAGTGTGTACCGTTGTAAGTACTCACCGTGTTTATATGCCAAACCGCCTTGGTAAGAATCTCGTAGATACTTCCATCTAGCGATATGTCTTTTCCATTCTTGATGGGCTGGCATTCCGTTTTCTAAATTATAATCTTTCATAATAATTTCCTTATATTTAACCTATGCCATCCCTACTGCCCAGCGAGTTGGTTGAGGTGTTGCTTGTTTATTTTTGGCTACTGGATATTGATATTCTATAGCATACCCAAAAGCATCACTTATGTGGTTATAGTCATTGTTTAAGTCTGGCACATTAGTACCTTCTTTGTATGACATCTTTTCCATTGCCTTTATTGTCATCTTACACTTAGGATCTACTAACAATCTTACTTGTTTGTTAGCATTCATAAGCAAACTATTGACAGCATTAATTCTATCCCTAACTGGAATAGAAGCCTTTCTTGCTTTTACTATAAAACCTTCGTTTTGTAGTATTGATATATCCGTTTGTCCCATAGCACTTGTCTTTCTTTGTCGTCCTGCAGGGTCTGGATATATAATAATTCGTTGGTTAGGAAACTTGTTTTTAATTTGTTGTGCCATTTGATGTGTGTTGCTATTATACAACACTAATTCATCTATAGCCCACAAACTATTAGCACCATGTCCAGCAAATACTATTGCTGACATTGGGCTTGTGTTAAAGTCTATACCCACATGAATAATACTAGGAATAGGAAAGTTATAACGGCTTACATGTTTTTGTCTATCCCAGTT